CGTTCACTCTCATTTTTTTCCTTCAGGGTATTTTGTGCGTTTGAAATAATATTTTTTTCATGTAAGGGTCGATTATGTTTAGATTGATAAAGAGGTTATGGAATGCGAACTCCAGCGTGGCAGAGGAAAGAGGGGAAGAATCCATCGGGGGGACTAAACGAGGAGGGTCGCAGGTCGTACAAAAAGCAGACAGGCGGAACACTAAAGCCGCCAGTAAAGAAGGGCGACAACCCTCGAAGGGCAAGCTTTCTAGCAAGGATGGGGGGAGCAAGGGGTCCCGAAAGGGACGAGAAGGGAAGGCCAACCCGTCTTCTTCTCAGCTTAAGAGCGTGGGGAGCCTCAAGCAAAGCGGACGCAAGGGCAAAGGCCAGAGCGATAAGCCGAAGAAACAAATCAAAAAAACAAAATAGGAGTACAGCATAATGCCAATGGGTAAAGGAACGTATGGATCACAGGTTGGTAGGCCAGCTAAGAAGAAGAAGAATATGTTAACTGCAAAGCAAAAAACATTACCGCCAGCTTTGAAAAGAAAGATACTTAAAGCAAAGGGTAAGTAATGGATCGGTTATCAGTAAGTGAAAGATATGGTTTAGGCTATCAACAAGCTGAAGATAGGAACGATCTTAAGAAATATTTAAGGAGAGTTATATCTGATAGTCAAAAGAAAATAAAAAGTCTTTTGAAGAATCCAAATAAAGAGATTACTACTTTTAATAGTGAGGACGGACCTCAAAGAAGCACTAACAGAGAATTAGCTAATGAGCATAAAGATATAAAGAAAAGAGCTGTAAAAGACTTAAATAAAATTAATAAACAAGCAGATACCGAAAAAAATTTTAATAAAAAGATGACTAGAGATAAAGATACTTTTGAATTTAGGCGCAAAAGAATCTTTACTAGAACTATGAAGGGTCGCGGTGGTGGAGGGAGTATGAAGATGCCACAGGAATACACAAGAAGATCTTTATTACAGAAGCCGTTATAAATGAAAAAGCCAAAGAAATCCTTACTGCGTCCAAAGACTAAACAAGATAGTCTTGAAGAAATACAAGCTAGAATAAAGGTTCTTCAAAAAGAACTGGGTATGTTCGATGACTTCAGAGCTAGTAGTAAAAGAGACAATCTCAAAATATTAGGTCAGTATATAGGACGGGGTTTTAGTTTTAAGGAAGGTGGATCTCCTGAAACTAATAAACAAAGAGTAGAGCGTCAAAAGCTTCGAAGGCAGAAAGAGCAAGAGTTAGATATGCTTTTGAAGAAGGTAGAGAAATTTCCTGATCCAGAGAAAAGGTTTCCATAATGGCTGAAAAAGAAAAAATATCTGCAATACGAAGAAAACTAAATATTTTAGGTATTCAATTTGGTAAAGGATATGGTGTTTATTCTTTAGTACCTGATAAAAGAGGTCAGTATGGCAAATGGTTAAAAGATAATAATCTTAAGGTTACTGAGTCAGCAGGTGAAAAAGTTTTTTCTTTGCTTAATTATTTTGAAAAAAACAAAACGCCTACGCGTTCTAAAATAAATGAAGCTGAAAAGACTTTATCGAAATGGCTTACACCTCTTCACAAACTAGATGCTATGTCAGAGAAGCAACAACTAAAAGCAAAAAATACATTATTAGGACCTAAGTAATGGCGGTTAATGCAGCAGGTAATTATACTAAGCCTAATATGAGAAAGTCTTTGTTTAAGCGTATTAAGGCTAGGGCTACACATGGAACGGCTGCTGGTCAGTGGTCTGCTCGAAAGGCACAGTTGCTTGCCAAGGAATATAAAAAGCGTGGTGGTGGATACAAGTGAAGAAGTCACAAAGGTCATTACTAAACTGGGGAAAACAAAAGTGGCGCACTAAGTCAGGGAAAAAGTCTAGTGAGACAGGTGAACGGTACTTACCTAGCAAGGCTATTGCTGCTCTTAGTGATGCTGAATATGCAGCTACAACCAGAGCTAAACGAAAGGGTAAGGCTAAGGGTAAGCAATTTGTGGCTCAACCGAAAAAGATTGCTAGGAAAGTAAAACAATATAGGAGTTAATTATGGGCTGGATAATAGCAAATACTGGTAAGGCTTATGATGGGGAAACGCATGAGCTTGCTGGCACAACCTTCTCAGGTAAAAATAGAACCTCTGAGTCTCGAAGATTAGAATGGGTAGAGCTTACTGTTAAATCTAAAGCACCTGCTAAAAAGAAACGTGCTAGAGATGACAAAGGTAGATTAAAAGCAGATGACCCTTCAACACCAGATATTAACGAGGCTTACGAACAGTGAGCTTTGTAAATACTTTGAAGACAGAAGAGCTTACTATGCTTCGAAGGATTGTAAAGAAAGTACACTTTCAACACTTTGATCGCAAACATGGTAAGTCTTTTGTTACTAATAAAATGGTAGACAATGTTATAGAAAACATTGGTCCAGAGGTTGTTGAGAAGATGATTAAGTCTGGAGTTGACAAGGGGCTGCGCTAGTGGTCAATTTTAAATATAAACCAGACGGTTCTGTTCTCAAAAGCTTTATGAAGAATGATACTTTCTTTCGTGGCATTCGAGGTCCAGTAGGATCTGGTAAATCAGTAGGATGTTGTGTTGAAGTATTTAGACGAGCTTTGGAACAAGAGAAAGCCCCAGACGGAAAACGAAAATCCCGATGGGCTATTATACGAAACACAAACCCACAGCTACGAACTACAACTATTAAAACATGGCTTGACTGGTTTCCAGAAAACGACTGGGGAAAATTTACTTGGTCAGTCCCCTACACCCACAACATCAAAAAAGGTGAAGTAGAGCTAGAGGTTATTTTCTTAGCATTAGATAGGCCAGAAGATGTAAAAAAGCTTTTATCTTTAGAACTAACAGGGATATGGATAAATGAAGCAAGAGAGATTCCAAAATCTATTATTGACGCTTGTACTATGCGTGTTGGTCGTTATCCTTCAATGCGTGATGGTGGTCCTTCTTGGACAGGCGTAATTGCAGATACTAACGCACCAGAAGAAGATCATTGGTGGCCTATTATGTCAGGTGAAGTTCCAATACCTGATCATATTCCAAGAGAACAAGCTAAGATGTTAGTAAAACCAGATAACTGGCAGTTCTTTACTCAACCTTGTGCAATGCTCGAAGTAAAGAATGAAGATGGTGAGGTAGATAACTACAAGCCAAATAAAGATGCTGAAAACAAAAAGCATATGTTAAACAACTATTATACTAATTTAGTAAGAGGTAAAACAAAAAGCTGGATTGATGTCTATGTTATGAATAGGCTAGGATCTATCCAAGATGGCAAACCGATATATCCAATGTTCGCAGCAGAAGTACACATAGCCAAAGAAGAAATAGCAGTAGCCGCAGGTCTACCGCTATATGTTGGTTTGGACTTTGGATTAACTCCAGCCGCCACCCTTGGACAAAAGATCAGAGGCCGCTGGCTTGTCCAGTCCGAAATAGTGGCTTTTGATATGGGGATTGTTAGGTTTGCCGAAGTGTTGCGTGAGGAAATTTCCTCCCGATTTTCCCAAGCATCTGAGGTTTACATATATGGCGATCCTGCTGGGGACTTTAGAGCGCAAACAGATGAATCAACTCCCTTTCATATTTTGCGTGGTGCTGGCTTGAGGGCATTCCCAGCCCCTTCAAACTCTGTAGATCTTCGATTGGAGGCTGTCTCTTCCCAGCTAACTAAGATGGTCGAGGGTAAGCCAGCATTTTTAATTGATCGAAGATGCCAACAGTTAATCAAAGGTTTTGATGGTGGATATCAATATAAACGTATGGAAGTATCTGGTGAACGTTATGCTGATAAACCTGATAAAAATATGTACTCTCATATTCATGATGCTTTGCAATATATGATGTTAGGTGCAGGTGAAGGCAGGGCTTTACTTAATAATCAAAAACAATCAAAACCTGTTGTAGCTTCAAGAGATTTTAATGTATTTAATAAAAAACCTACAAAGGGAAGAAGACAAGGACTTTGGGCTAGGTTATAATTGTGCGTTGCAAATTATTATTTTCTCTGATCTGGAGAAAAATAACAAAGGAGATTTTTTTATGTGTGGCAGAAAAAAACGAAGAGATCCTCGTATTGATCAAGAGCAAAAAACAGCAAGGGAAGGTGCTGAAGCTGCCAAAGAGCAAGCAGAAGCAAAAAAAGAAGCCGAGCGTTTAAAACTATTAGAAATGGAAAAAGAAGCTGCTGCTACTGAAATCGCTACTTCTGAAGCTAATATGGGAAAAGATGCAAGGCAATCTGAACTTGAGCTTAATGTTATTAACCCTCGTACTGGTGGATTGTTTGGTAGTAAAGCAGCACAAAGAAGACGCAGATCAGCTAGATCTGGTAGAAGAGGAAGACGTAGTTTACTAACATCATCAGGTGGTGGTATGGGTTTTTATAGCAGGTTTAACTAATGATTGATCCAATTGCAAAACAATATTTGCAACGTTACGAAAAGGCAAAAGCAAAAAGAACAAACTTTGTTGATGTGTTTGAAGAATGCTATGAATATGCATTGCCACAAAGAGAATCTTTTTACTATGAGGTATCTGGTCAAAGACGCGATGATAAGATTTTTCTC